CGGCGACTACTGCTACCACGTGATCTACAAAGAGGGTAAGCAGGAGATTGTCTACCGCCGGATGAAGGTATCGCCCTGGGTTGTCAGCCGTTACATGAAGGTGGCCGGCGAGATCTATGGCCGTGGCCCCCTGATTACCGCCCTCCCTGATATTAAAACCCTCAATAAAACGCTAGAGCTCTTGTTAAAGAATGCTTCACTAGCGATTGCAGGGGTCTACACAGCGGCAGATGATGGCGTGCTGAACCCAGCCACCGTCAAGATTCTCCCGGGTGCCATTATCCCGGTGGCCCGTAACGGTGGCCCACAAGGCGACTCGTTAAAGCCGCTGCCCCGTTCCGCAGACTTCAACGTGTCCCAGATCGTGATTAACGACCTGCGCCAGAACGTTAAGCGCACGCTGCTAGACGAGAGCCTGCCGCCGGACAACATGTCGGCAAGATCTGCCACCGAGGTGGTCGAGCGCATGAAGGAGCTGGCTCAAAACCTGGGCTCTGCCTTTGGCCGCCTGATTAACGAGACCATGATCCCGCTGGTCGAGAAGATCCTTCAGGTCATGGACGACCGTGGCCTGATCGACCTTCCCCTGCGCGTCAACGGCCTCGAGGTACGGGTTTCCCCGGTAGCCCCGCTGGCCATGGCCCAGAACATGGAAGAGATCAATTCGATCATGCAGTACATGCAGATCGCCCAGCAGATGGGGCCAGAGGGGCAGATGTCCATCAAGGTCGGCGAGACCCTGGATCTGATTGCCGAGAAGCTCGGCGTCCCCCAGCGGGTTCGCCTGTCTCCGGACGAAAGGATGATGAAAATGCAAGAGGCCGCACAAATGGCACAGATGGCAGCGCAACAGAATCCAGAGGCTGCTGCTGAAGTCGTCAAGAGCATTGCCTGATGCCAGGTTGGGATGAGCTGGAAGCCCCGGTGGGGCAAGACGTCCGTGACGCCCAGCAAGGGCGTGACGATCTAAACCGATTGGTCATGCGCGTCTTTACGTCCGAAGACGGCGCAAAGCTGCTCGAGTGGTTGGAGCAGACCTATGTGGACGTACCCGTTGCCGTGCCGGGTGCTGACCCGTCTCATGCGTTCTATGCCGAAGGGCAGAGATCCGTGGTCCGGGATATCAAAGCACGGATATCTTTAGCAAGGAAACTCTAATGGAAACGACAGACAACCAGGAAGTCGCCTCTGGCGATGCTGGCCTGCTCGACGGTGTGAGCATTAACGAGGAGAGCCAGGAAGTACAAGATACAAGCAAGACCGATATCGACCACAAAGCAGCACCACCTGATGATGACGAGCCTCTTGAGCGCCCAGACTGGTGGCCAGAGAACTTCTGGAAGAAAGACGAATCAGCGCCGGACCTGGAGGGTATTGCCAAGTCCTACCAGGAAATGCGCAAGATGGTCTCCCAGGGTAAGCACAAAGCCCCGGCAGACGGCAATTACGACACCAGTGCCTTTGGCTCGGTGCCCGACGATGACCCCATCAAGTCCCACGTTCTAGGCTGGGCCAAAGAGTACGGCGTGAGCCAGTTGGCTCTGGACGCCCTGGTCAAAGACGTTGTGGCCATGCAGGGCGAGCAGCAGGAAGTGGCCACCCGGTCGATCGAGGAAGAGCGCAAGTCGCTTGGGCCCAACGCTGACGCCATGGTCAAGTCTGCCGTGGACTGGGCCAGCGGCCTGGTAAGGAAAGGCATCTGGGGTAAGGATGACTTCGAGGAGTTCAAGTACGCTGCCGGCACCGCCAAGGGCCTGCGCATGATGCTAAAGCTCCGTGAGACTTACGAAGGCACCAGAATTCCTGTACAATCTACACCCATGGAAGGTGCTCCTTCTAAGGACGAGCTTTACGCCATGGTCGGAGATCCCAAGTACAAGACCGATCCAGCGTATCGAGCCAAAGTCGAGCGCCTGTTCGCCAGCAATTTCTCGTAGTCTCTCCTCCCCTGTCACAAGGGTTAGCCCCGGGCCTTCTCCTCCCGGGGCTTTTTTTCGCTTGCAATCTGATATCGCAACCGCTAAAAAGCAGTTGTGGATAACTCCTAACGGAACCCGCACCGCAGTGGAAACTGACGACTGGCGCCCGCAAGGCGCAAGCACAAGGCCCTGGCAACAGGTCAACCGACGCGATTAAACCTTTTTTTAATTTTTCAAGGAGCATCACAATGGCTATCTCTCTGTCGAATGCCTTTGTACAACTCTTTGATGCTGAGGTTAAGCAGGCCTATCAGGCCAAGGCACAGTTGGTTGGTGCCGTGCGTCAGCGTCGGGGTGTCGAAGGTTCTTCCGTTAAGTTCCCCAAAGTTGGTAAGGGTGTTGCTACTGCACGTATCCCCCAGACCGACGTAACCCCCATGAACGTTGGTTTCTCGCAAGTCACCTGCACGCTGGCCGACTGGAATGCCGCTGAGTACAGCGACATCTTCTCGCAGCAGAAGGTTAACTTTGACGAGCGCCAAGAGCTGGTCCAGGTTGTTGCCAACGCTATTGGCCGCCGCCAAGACCAGATCATCCTGGACGCCCTGGCCGCTTCCAGCACCAGCCTGGTTGTCACCGAAGACGAAGGTGGCGACAACACTGGTCTGAACGTTGCCAAGCTGCGCGCTGCCAAGAAACTGCTGGACAAGAACAACGTGCCATTTGACAACCGTCATGCCGTTATTCACGCCAACAGCCTGGCTTCGCTCCTGGGTGAGACCTCTGTTACCTCCAGCGACTTCAACACCGTGCGCGCTCTTGTGTCCGGCGAAGTCAATACCTTCCTGGGCTTCACCTTCCATACCATTGGTGATCGCGCCGAGGGCGGACTGCCTGTTGCCTCGTCCGAGCGCAAGCTGTGGTTCTTCCACCGCGACGCTATCGGTTACGCCGAAGGCATTGCCCCCCGCACCGAAGTCAACTACGTCCCTGAGAAGACCTCGTTCCTGGTGAACGCTCTGTTCTCTGCTGGCGCAATTGCCATCGACGCCGAGGGTATTGTTGAAGTTCAAACCACCGACGCCTAAGGAGATATCTAAATGGCTTACTCTTCAACTGGTCTCAACCTTGTCGCTGGCTCGAAGGCTGGCAATGCTCCTCAGATCTGGGCTTACCAGTCTGCTGACGCTATTGCTACCGTCAACACCAGCGGTTACTTTGACTCAGCCGCCAGCCTGATGAAGGTCGGCGACCTGATTTACGTTTACGACACGGCTACCCCCACCGCTTCTCTGGTGGTTGTCCTGTCGAACACCGGTACCGTGGTTGACGTGTCTGACGGCACGACGATCTCGGTGGCCGATGCCGACTAAGACGTAACGCTGCACCCGGGCTGGCTACTACACTTGTGGTGGCCGGCCCTTTTTACATAGAGGTCTGTCATGGCTGCTGGTGATTCCGCACTCTCGATATGCTCTGATTCCCTGCTCATGCTGGGAGCCAACCCTATCACCTCGTTTAACGAGGGCACGGATAGCGCCAACATTTGTGACCGACTTTACGCTGACATCCGCGACCAGGCCCTGACCATTTACCCGTGGTCTTTTTCGTTTAAAAAGGTCAAGCTTTCCCGGCTGATTACCACGCCGACCACGGAGTACAAATACGAGTACCAACTGCCTGGCGATCGGATTGCCCCGCCAAGGCGCGTATTCGCGTCCAGTTCGCCTGGCGCGCCTACGGTGAACACCTACCGCATTCAGCAGGACAAGCTGCTCACGGACCTGGAAGAGGTCTGGATCGACTACCAGTATTCGGTTGGCGAGTTCGAGATGCCGGTCTACTTTGTGCAACTGCTCAAGTACCTGATGGCATGGCACCTGTCTCTGCCGATTACCGACCAGGCTGACAAAGCGCAGTACTGGCAGGGCGTGGCTGTTGGCTCACCTGGCGAGAATGGCCGTGGTGGGTACATGCGTACGGCCACCCAGGTTGACGGCCAGAGCCAGCCGGTCAACGTGATCGAGGACTACTCACTGATCGTAGCGAGGTACTAATGGCTCGCTTCGTATCGGTTCAGACAAACTTCTCTACCGGCGAGCTTGACCCTTTACTGCGGGCACGGGTTGACCTGCCTGCCTATCAGAACGCCCTAGAAGAGGCTACCAACGTGGTGGTGCAACCCCAGGGTGGTCTGCGTCGTCGGCCCGGTTCTAGGTACCTTACAAGCGTTCCTGCAAGCTCAGGCGTTCGTCTGGTGCCATTCGAGTTCAGCACCTCTGATTCGTACATGTTGTGTTTTACCAACAACCGCATGTACGTGTTCAAAAACCAGGCACTGATTACCAACATCAATACCTCCGGCAATGACTACCTGGACACCAGCTCGCTCGGTTTGACCGGAGCCAGACTGGCTGAGATCTGCTGGACCCAGTCTGCCGACACGCTGATCGTGGTCCAAGAGGATATCGCACCTATTAAGATTGTTCGTGGCGCGTCTGACTCGTCCTGGACCGGTTCTACTATCACCTTTGATAGCGTGCCCAAGTACGCGTTTACGGCCAGCATTAGCAACCCGGCTGCCACCCTGACGCCGTCTGCGGTGTCTGGCAACGTCAAGCTAACGGCTGGCTCGTCTGTGTTCAGCTCAACCCACGTTGGCCAGTACATTAACGCTAGCCCACAGGGCCGCGCCAAGATTGTCGAGTACCTATCCGGCACCGAAGTCAACGCTATCACCGAGTTCCCATTCTTTGACACCACGGCGATTGCCAGCGGCGACTGGGAGCTCGAGACGGGCTACGAGGCGGTCTGGTCCAGCACCAAGGGTTATCCCAGGTCGGTTACCTTCCATGAGGGCCGGCTTTACTTTGGTGGCTCACGCTCCCGTCCGTCTACCGTTTGGGGTTCCAAAGTCGGTCTCTTCTTTGACTTTGAGGCTACCGAAGGCCTGGACGACGACGCTGTCGAGGCTACCCTAGACACCAACACGTTTAACGCCATTGTTGACATTACCGCTGGCCGCGACCTGCAAGTGTTCACAACGGGTGGTGAGTTCTACGTTCCGCAGGAGGGCCTAGACCCGATCACCCCGACCAACTTCTTCGTGAAGGCTACCACCCGCAACGGCGCCAAAGAGGGCGTCCGGGTTCAGCAGCTCGAGTCCGGCACCCTATTTGTTCAACGCCAAGGCAAGAGCCTTAACGAGTTTGCCTTTACCGACGTGCAGTTGACCTACGTCACCAGCAAGATATCGCTGCTGGCTGGGCACCTGCTCAAGAACCCAACCCGCATGGCGCTGCGCAGATCCGTGGCCACAGACGAGAATGACCTGCTGCTCATGGTCAATAGCACCGGCGGCACCATGGCCGTGTTCTCCCTGCTGCGCGCCCAGAACGTGATCGCCCCGTCCGAGTTCACCACCGACGGCGAGTACGTTGACGTAGGCGTAGACTTATCCACAATCTACACGGTCGTGAAGCGTACGGTAAATGGTACGACTGTCTACTACGTCGAGACCTTTGACGACGAGTTGCAGACCGACTGCGCCAAGTATGGCGGCGCTGCCGGCTCTGTCTCCATGTCCCATCTGGTGGCCAAAGAGGTTGACATCATCCTGGACGGTGCCATTCAGCCGACCCAGACCGTACCCGGTGGCGGCACAGTCACCTTCCTGCGCTCGTCGACAACCTCGTACCAGGTTGGCCTGGACTTTGCGGTCCGTGCGGTCACAATGCCCACGGAGCTCAAGCTCTCGGTCGGGTCTCGCCTGGGCTTTAAGAAGCGCATTGTCGAGGTCAACGCTTTCGTGGCCGAGACCCAGCATTTGAAGATCAATGGCACAGAGATCCCATTTAGGAACTTTGACAGCACCACAATCCTGGACGAGCCGATCCAGGAGTTTACGGGTACCAAGACGCTGCATGGCATCTTGGGTTATTCAACCGAGGGAAAAATTACCATTGAGCAAGATATCCCTCTTAAAATGACGCTACTCGGTATGGAATACAAAGTGGCTACTCACCAAGGGACATAACATGAGCGGGAACATTTTTGCTGCTGTTGCTGCGGTTGTTGGCGCTTATGGCGAGTATCAGTCTGGCCAAGCCAAAAAACGCATGTACGACATGCAGGCAAAACAGGTTACTGTCGAGGCCGAGCGCAAGGCTGTTCAATACAGGCAGCAGGCCAACCAAGTGCTACGCAAACAGGCTTCTACAAACTCGGCAATTGTTGCCAGAGGGTACGCTGGCGGCGTAGACCCGTTCTCTGGCTCTGGTGACGTGGCACGCAGGGCGGTTGACACTGCCGCTGGCCGAGAGTTTGAGATTGTCCTGGCCAACGCTGATGCTGCTCTCAGGGGCGGCGCCATTCAAGCCAAGATATACGAAGCGGCTGGAGACCAAGCTGGCCGAGCAGGGGCTTTTAATGCTGCTTACAAACTAGCATCCGCTGCGGCAGGTTCTGGCGGTGGCTCATCTTCAACCCAGTCCCCAGCCGAAGTCTTTGAGGCTGGATCTGCACCACAAACGGCACCGAGATAACATGGCACGACTTCCACGCTACCAAGAATCTGGTCTCGTATCTGGGGATATCCCAAGGCTGGACTTTGCTAACCTGCGGGAAGAGTCCCAAAGTATGGCCAACCTTGGCAATGCTTTGGATCGCTTGTCTCAGTTTGCGTTTGGCGAGGCCAAGAAAGAGCAGGACCGGGTTAACAAACTGACGGCCATTCAGGTTCGCACAGAGCTTGAAAGCGAAGTCCAAAAGCGCATGGCGGAGCTCAACGTAAAGGTTGAGACCAACCAACTTTCAGACTTTAATGCAATTAAGACTGAAGTGCAGGCATTGTCTGGCCTTGCCGATGGCCTGAAGGACTTAGACATTGACCAAGCAAATGGATTGCTTGGCTCGATCCGCACGTCTGGCAAGGCTCTGCTGGCCAAGAGTTCTGAAATTCTGGTCAAAAATTACCAAGCCGGCTTGCAGGTACAGGTCAATGAGCTCAACAAAGATTATTCCCTAACGCTTCAAACAGCCCTTGAGGCTGAGCCCGAGCCTGAGACATTTGATTACGTTAAGGGGCTTGCTAGACGCCACGTCTATTCTGTCGGTGCCCAAGCCAATAATGTTGACAAGGCAATGGCCGACTTTGATGTTGCCGCTACACAAGCCAGGGATAACGTGCTTGCCAAGCACTTTCTGTCTGCTGAGTTTGCTACCAAGCCATCCGAGGCTTTAGCAAAGTTATCCACAGGCGATGCTGGCAGATACTCAAAAATCTGGGCCACGATGCCAGAGGACCAAAAAGAAAAGGTTACTGACCGTATCCTGAAGCAGTCGGCTAACATTTATCAGCAGCAAGAGCGCGAAAAGAACTTGGCCAAAGAGGCTGCTAAGGCCGAGGGCCTTAATATCCGCGAAGATTATTTCATGGGCAAGATATCTGGTCAGACTGCCGTAAAAAGATTAAAGACGATTGGTGATATATCGCCCGAAGAGATGAAGGCCATTCTTACCGGTGATAGGCCTGGGAATGACGAGCTGACTGGCCGGTTCGAAAGCCTAGTTGACAAGGGTTTTATGGGCGAGGACGCGATTGACGGGTACGCCAAGTCTGGCGCCATCTCCTGGAAGCAAGCTAACAGCCTGAAAAGGATAGCTCGTGGCGCTGACAAGGATTACTCTCAGGCTATCTCTTTGATTGAGGCTCGTCTCGGCGTGCCAGATCCAAGAGCTCCGGGATTCCGCAATGAGCGCAAACTGGCCTCCGATGCCAAGGCTGAGTTCATTAGCCGGCGTGCTATTGCAGTGCAAAACGGCGAGGCGTTCAACCCAGTTGAGACGGCAGAGCTGGTCATTAAAAACGTCAAGAATAGCGACACGGCAAAACAGATTGAAGAAGACCGCAAACGCCTGTCAGACAAACTTGATGAGCTTGGGATTCGGTTCAATGACAACTTGACAGAGGATGCGCTGAACCGCATGGCGTCATTCCAGAAGGCTCCGAAGCGAGATCAGCAGAGAATCAAGGATCTATTGAAAATGGTAAGGGGTGAGTAAT